TCATATGCCGCCCTTGAATTTTTAAAAGAATCTTCAACACTTTATGTTGTAAGAGATTTTGATGAAAGTGGTGATAAATATGCAAGTATAGCATATACTACAGTCGCTTTAGCTTCTACTCCAGGTACAGGAATTACAGGAAATAGAGCTACTATTCCAGATAGTCCAAATAGAATTAGTATTTTAGATAGTGGTTTTAATAGTACTAGTTTTTATATTGGGGCTGTATATCCTTCTACAGATGGAAATAGTTTGGCGGTTACTATTGAACCTTTTAGTAGTTCAGCCGATTGGAAATATAATTATGATGAATATCCATCCGTAGTAAGTGCAACAACTGCTCAAATGTCAGGATGTGCAGGAAATATTGCAGCAACGCAAATGGGTACTACTGATCAAGATAAATATTATCCAATTGCAAGTAAAGTTTTTAAAATGAATGTTTATGAAAAACCATCTGATCTTAATTGGGTAGACCTTTATAATTGTTCTGCTGATAGAGCTAATTCTAAACTTAGAATAAATCCAATTGAAACATTTTATGGTTCACTTTTACATCTTCAAGATGGAAATAAAAACCAATTATTTATTGAAGAAGTAGTTAATGGAAATTCACAACATATTTATATTAAAAATGGATTAACAGGAAATAGATTTACACCAACGGCTTTAACTACAAGTTTGCCAGTTTTATCAGATACGACTAGTGATTATGTACAATATTCTAAATTAGGACAATTAGCAGGAGGTGCTATTAAGGCAAATCAAACTGGTATTAATGATATTACTGGATGGAGTTTATTTGAAAATAGAGAATATGTAAATGTTAGTATTCTTATTGGAACAAGTTATGCCACACTTTATAAACAAGAAGTTGCTAGAATAGTAGCAAAAAGAATGGATTGTATAGCTGTAGTTCAAGCGGGAGAATTAGATGATACAACAGTAACTACTATTTTAGATATAGAAAAGTATGGTTATCAAGCACCTTCTTATGTTGCATTGTATGGTGGATATTCTAAGGTATATGACAAATATAATGATAGAAATGTATATCTTCCTAACTCAATTTTTGGTGCATCATTAATGGCAAGATGTGATAATATTGCTGATCCTTGGAGCGCACCAGCCGGTATTGATAGAGCTACAATGGCTGTATTAGATCAAAAAGTTGTTTTTAGTTTTGATGATATAGGTAAACTTTATGATAGAAATATTAATATGCCAAGATTCATTAATGGAGTTGGAAATGTGATGTGGGGTCAAAAAACAGCACAACTTAAAAAATCTGCTCTTGATAGAATAAATGTAAGAAGAAATCTTCTTTACATTGAAAATAATGTGGAGAGGTCTTTATTGTCATTTGTATTTGAAAATAATACTTATAAAACAAGATTGAGAATATTCGCATTAGTAGATAATTTTTTATCTTCTGTAAAAGCAGGAGGTGGACTTTATGATTATACAGTGGTGTGTGATGAAACAAATAACACGGCAAATGTAATTGATAGTAATCAATTGAATGTAGATTTGTATGTCCAGCCGGTAAAAACTGCCGAATTCATCCAATTAACAACCGTCATTACTCGTACAGGAATTTCTTTTAGTGAGGTAAGAATACCTGTAGCGTAATAGAATAGAATATATTATATTTAAATAAAGGAGGACAGAGGGTAGCTCCCTTTTCCTGAAACCTTATTGAGTAAGGATTACTCCTTTTAAATAAATACCTAATAAGGAGGTAATATGTTTTGTAAAATATGTAATAAAGAAATTAATTATAGTAAATTTAATTTTTTTAGACATTTAAATAAAGATCATAATAAAACTACTAAAGAATATTATGATCTTTTTTTTAGAAAAGAACATGAAGGAATTTGTTATTGTGGTAAAGAAACTACATTTAAAAATTCAATTTTAGGATATTTTAAATTTTGTTCTGGAAAGTGTTCTAATAATAGTTTAGAAAAAAAAGAAAAAACAATTCAAAAAAATTTAAAAAATTATGGTGTAAAAGTTTCTTCACAAAGTTTAATTGTTAAAGAAAAAGCAAAAAATAATAATTTAAAAAAATATGGAGTAGAATACATTTCTCAAGCTAAATTTTTTAACGATCAAGTTAAAAAAACAAATAATGAAAATAGATTAAATAGATTAAATAAACATATACAAAAAAATAATTTAAAATTAGAATTGTTGTCGTGTGATAAAGATATTTATAAATTTAAATGTTTAAATTGTAATAATTTATTTGATATTACTTTTGAAAATTTTTATTTAAGAAGTAAAAATGATAATATTATATGTACATGTTGTAGACCTATTAATTATTCTATTTTATCTAATGAAGAAAAATCTGTAGTTAAATATATTAAAGAGAATTATAATGGAGAGATTATAGAGAATAGTAAGAAAATAATTAATCCATATGAAATTGATATATATTTACCAGAATTAAAATTAGCATTTGAATTTAATGGCTTATATTGGCACAATGAATTAAATAAACACAGTGATTATCATTTGACTAAGACTAGTCTTAGTGAACAACAAGATATTCATTTGATTCATATATATGAAGATGATTGGATATATAAGCAAGAAATAATAAAATCGAGAATATTAAATTTGTTAGGAAAATCAGAAAGTATATATGGTAGAAAGACTAGTCTTTTGGAAGTATCTTATAAGGATTCAGAAGAATTTTTAGAGAGCAATCATATACAAGGTAATTGTGTAAATAAATATAGAATAGGTCTTTATTATAAAGACGATTTAGTTTCTTTAATGACATTTGGAAAGTTAAGAAAAAATTTGGGAAGCTGTAGTAAAGAAGGTGAATATGAATTATTAAGGTTTTGTAATAAGAAAGGTACAAATGTTATTGGTGGTGCAAGTAAATTATTTAAATATTTTATAAATACATATAAGACTACAAAGATAATTAGTTATGCAGATAGAAGTTGGACGATGAATAATGATAATACAATTTATGATAAATTAAGATTTAAAAAGGAATATATAACTAAACCGAATTATTATTATATAAATAATGATATGAGAGAGAATAGATTTAAATATAGAAAAGATGTATTAATTAAGGAAGGATTTGATTTAAACAAAACAGAACATAAAATTATGTTAGATAGAGAAATTTATAGAATTTATGATTCTGGGCAAATTAAATATTCTTTAGAAATTTAATAAGGAGAAATATTATGGCTGATATGACAATCGAAGGAAGAATGAAAGCACTTCCAGATATCCAAAGATCGTGGTTATGGGAATTAGTAATTCCTAATATTGGAAAAGTTTCTACAACTATAAAGACTGAAGAGCCATTAATTGTACGTTGTAAAAGTGCGGTTATTCCAAGTAGAGGAACTGAAAGTATAGAAAGTAATTTTTTAGGGATGAAACAATTTTTTCCTGGTAAACCTACTTTTGGAAATACAATGTCAGTTACATTTGAAGAAACAGAAGATCAAATTATAAGAAAGACATTATATGAGTGGCAACAAAAAATGTTTGATGTTGTTCCTGGATCGGTAACAGCAGGAGTATCACAAGCTGATCATATTCTTGGTTCTACAAAAAGACTTTTGACACAAGATGTTTATTTGCTTATGTATAAATATAATGGTGAATTACTTGATAAAAAAATCAAGTTTGTTAATGCTTTTCCTGAAAATGTTGATGATGTGGCTATGTCATTTGATGGTGGTGAAGCAGTAAAATATAGCGTTACCTTCAAATTTGACTTTTGGACTTTAGAGAATAAATAATAAGAAAATAATCAATAGAGGTGTTATATCATCCTTTATTGATTATCTTTCGAAATAAATAGTAATATAAAGGAATAACATGCCTATAGGACTTAATTCATTAGAATTAGCACAATGGTATAAATTACCGGAAAAACTTTTTGGTAAATCCATTCAGCATAGTTTTAGATTTTATGTTACGATGTTTGATAATCCATTTGGAGGAAGAGAAAGACCTAACGGTCCTATGCCAATTATAAGATCATATCATGTAACAGATATTACGATTCCTAGTTATCAAGCTGAAAAAGTAACACAACTTTATGGACAAATTCCTAGGTCGTTTCCGGTATTAAAAATGGGAGAAGAATTAGCAGTTACAATAGGATTTGAGGAAGATGAAAATGGAACTATAGCATATTTTATAAATTGGTTACAGAGATTGATAATGAATCAAGATGGTTTATATAGAAGTCCTATGGATATGAAATTTAGTTTTATAATAGTTGAGATACAAGATAATCAAGGATTGCCTGTAGTTTATTATACATTTCATGATCCATATTTTTTACAAACATCAGAACCACAATATTCTTATGCATCAGATGAAAGTATTAAATATAATATAACATTTGGAGTTGATAGAATAAGTACACATTTTACAAAATATGGTTTAATAAATGTAGCATTAAAAAAGGTTATTAATGGATTGATATGAAATTTTAATTAGGAGGATATTATGAATATGGTAGATGTAACAAATGAAGAAATGAAAGGTCTTGTAAAAAGTAAGAAATCTACAAGACAACCAACAAATGATATAAGTGATGAAGAAATTATTCAAAAGACTGTAAGAACTATGGAAAATGAATCTTTAAGAAAAGCTGGAATAGACCCATCAGAAATAGGAAGAAATATAGATTCAGTTGAAACTTTAGTGGGATCAGAGGTACAGGGAGCAAATTATTATCGTATATTAGATTTACCATCAAAATTTAAATTTTATCCAAGTAATGTACAAATTAGTGCAAGACCATTAAAAGTTATAGAAATTAAAAAGTTATCAGCTTTAAATGATACAAATTTTAATTTTATTATTAATGATATATTATCAAAGGCTATAAGTGGTATTAATATTAATAAATTATTTATTGCTGATAAAATTTATTTGCTTTTTTGGTTAAGAGCAAATACATATAGAGATAGTGGATATACAGTTAATTTTACATGTCCAAAATGTGAAAAAGATTCAGAATTTCATTTTGATATTCAAAATCTAGAAACTCAATATATAAATGATTTATATAATCCAGATAAAGAAATAACTCTTTTTAGTGGAAATAAAGTTAAATTTAATTTTTTAAGAATTGAAGATGAATCAAAAATTAGTAGATTTGAAGAAATTCAAGGACAATTATTAAAAGATATTGATAAAGAACTTTTAAGTATGGCATGTATGTTGACAGAAATTAATGGTGAAAAAAAGAATTTATTAGATAGTTATCATTGGATGACTACAATTGATCCTGAAGATTTTACATATTTAAATAGTTATATTGAAAAATATGGAATGGGAGTTAAACCTTATATGAACGTAACTTGTAAAAAATGTGGAGGAGTTTCCCCAGTGGGGATTTCGTTTCGAAGCGAATTCTTTCTTCCCACATATAACTTTGAATGATATAATGGAGATTGAATTTCAAATTTCTTATAATATGACTATACCATTTGATTATGATCAAAAAGAATTTTTTGAATTTATATGGATATATGAAAGACTTTGTAAAGAAAGACGTAAAGAAAATGAAAGAACTTTAAAACAACAAGGAAGATTTTCTTTAAATAGTGGAGGATAAAGTGGAAGAAAAGGGAAAAGGAAAAGAAGAAAAATCTCAACTATTTAATGTCAAATCGGCTTTAAAAGAATCTTTTTCAAAAAATAATAAAGATCAAGTTAAATTTAATAAATCTATGCAAGGTTTATTTCATTCTAATATAGATTATTTATCTAAGATGAGTACTAGTCTATCTAATATTGATAAAATTTTAAATTATCAAAGTAAACTTTTAATTAATTTAAAACCCACAGATCAAAAATCTTTTATTAAAAAAACTGATCCAAATAAAAAGGTTGTTCAAGAATTAATTGATTTAGAAAATTTAATGAAAGAAAATAATAAACTTCAAAAAGAAAAAGATAAAAAGAAAGGAATGGGACTTGCAGGATTATTAGGATTGGCAGGAGTTTTATTAGGTATTGGTGGACTTGCAGGATTTTTATTAACAGGAAAACAAGAATTTTTATATTCAACTGTTAAAGGATTTGTTAAAGGATTTCAGGGTTTATTTGCTCCTGCTGGTGGTATTTTTAAAGGATTAAAAAAAGTATTAGGAATTGATGTTGCTGTTGATATTTTAAAAGAAAAATTTGGTAAAATTGGAAATCTTTTTAAAGGTTTTGGAAAGATGATGGGGATAAAGGAATTAGAAAAAGGTGCTGAAAAAGGTGGACTTAAAACATTAGGTAAACTTGGTAAACTTGGTAAATCTGCTTTAAAGAAAATTCCTGGTATTGGTTTATTAATGGGAATAGCTTTTGGAATAGGAAGATTTAAGAAAGGAGATATAGTCGGTGGTATTGGAGAAATTGCTTCGGGATTAGTTTCAATGGTTCCTGGTATTGGAACTTGGGCTAGTATAGCTATTGATGCTCTTTTATTATTTAGAGATTTTAAGGGAGGCACAAAAGTTGATAGTGTCGTTGGAGGTGCATCTAAAGCAGTTGTTAAAGGTTTAGGAAAGATGGCAATGAAGAAAATTCCTGGTGTTGGTTTATTAATGGGAATTGGATTAGGAATTAGTAGATTTAAGAAAGGGGATATAGTTGGTGGTATTGGAGAAATAGCTTCAGGATTAGTTTCTATAATTCCTGGTTTTGGAACTTTAGCAAGTATAGCTATTGATGCTTTATTAATGTGGAAAGATTTTGGGGGAGTAGAAAAGACTGCTAAAGCTGCGGGATCATTAGCAAAAATGGGTGTAGAAGGTTTAAAAAAGATAGCAGGATTTGGTCCTATTGTTTGGATTACAGAAGGAATTAAAAAATTTGCTACTGATCCTTTAGGAGCATTACAAGATATTGGAACTGGAATTATGTCATTTTCTTCTAAGGCTGGTGGTGTTATTGGAAATATAATATCATTAATTAAAGCGTTTGATGTTAGTGCGGCTGTAGAAAAGACTGTTGAAGTTTTAAAAGAAGCTCCTGCTAATACTATAAAATTTGTGGGAAATATAGGCAAAAGTTTATTATCTGGAGGAAAAAAAGCAGCCGGACAATTAAAATCTCAAGTAGCCGGGGGAGTAGCAACAGCTTCGAAAGGATTTGCAGAAGGTTTTAGTGGAGGGGCATCTGATAAAAATAGTAATGAAATGCCCAAAACTATATCTACTATAAAAACAGGTAGTATAGGAAGAGTAATAGAACCACCGAAAGTAAACACTAAATTTCAGGATATGATTCAGGGGCCAGTAGATTTTATAAAAAGAGGAATTGGATGGTTTTTAAATCCTGCTGATAAACCAAATATAAAGGGTATAAATCCTACATTTTGGAATTCTTTT